GGTGACCATCAGTTCCACCAGAACGGTTTTGAATACTATATGACGCAATGGTTTTTGACGTATCAAATTGATAAGTTAGAGTAGCAACTCCCCCAACACTAGCAGCTCCCCAGTATGTAGCAGCATTTCGATCAAATGCGTGCCAATTAGGTTCGTCTCCATTTGCAGCAGATGAAGTTACATCCCCACTTGGAGCAGAGGCTCCTGTCATATCTGCTGTAGCAATAGGGTAATTGGATAAGCCATTGCTACCTTCTAGTAAAAAACCATTATCGCCAAAATTTAAGCCCGAAGATGTCGGACGGAAAACAACGGCTATTGCGTTCATAATGCCATTTTCCGTAGGAGTTACTGTGATCGTTGGGCTTGCTGCACTTGAGTAAGTTTTAGAAGCACTAGTATGTGTGTATTTGGAGTCACGATATGCACCATCGAAGTGTTCTGTAAGACTTTCATTCCATGTAAATGTAGAAGTGTCATGGTCGCTGGCATAGGCACAAACAAAACCCCCTGCTGGAATATCTACAGGCAACGATAAAGCGGCTGTTCCAGTAGCTTGTCGCCCTGCAACTGCATAATCATGAACGGCATCAAGACCTGTTGCATTGAAAACAGCTATACCAACTCCGTTCATATTCGCACCATGCACGATTACAATATCAGCAGTAGTTCCCGTAGGTACTTTTGCGTACCAACAATTTAAGCCAAAAGAAACGGCATCAACATTACTTGAATAAACTGGAGTCGCAGCTACACCGCCAATAGTCACAGAACTAACAACGTAAGCACCAGATGTATCTCGTAGACCCCCAAACATCACAATGACTGTTCGATCAGTATTTGCCGTACCGATAGCTTGACTAGAATATGTGTATGTGGTTTTTGCTGTACCAGCGTCAACGTCTGTTGAAACGTAGGCCGCGCTCATACTACCAGAAATCGCAAAAGTATCAGAAATATCGTTGATTTGCCAGAAACCATCATCTGTCAATTCACCAAAATCTGTAGCAACATACTTGTTTTTCATAACGCCTGTGCATCTAGCATAGTAACCATCAAAAGAGTTAGAATTATTAGATCGATCTCCAATCTCATGGGAAGCTGCTGTGTTAATGTGGCAAAGGGCCGATACTCCTTTGTTTGTATTAGCAGTCAGTGGGATCGAAGTTCCATTTGCAAACAAAGTGACATCATTGGATGCTGCTCCAACAGACAATACTAAGTGAAGCCAAGCGGTAGGGTCACGGAACACGGCTACTGTGGTGTACTCCCAATTAGTAGCCCCGCCGGTTTGATTCTTTATAATAATTGTGCCGTCAGTGTTTAGATAAACAAAGAAAAAAGAATTTGAACTAACGTCAACAGAAAACAACCAATCTCCAGAATTAATCTTTGCCAGTTTCACCAACATCTCTAATGTGAAATCTGTCGTAGCAACTCCACTTCCCGGTGTGAAGTCTAGAAAATCCGAACTCCCTTGGAACAGCCCAGAGCCTTTAATGATAAAGCCACTAGATTGAGCAGAACTAATGATTCCTAACGGCCAATTACTCATTATGCTACTGCTCCATGTGCACCTGTCATTAACCAAATATTAGTATTTACTTTAAATATAGTAACAGCAGCATACTGTGCGTTCATAGCTCCAGTACCAGTACTAACACCATTAAGTGTTACACCTGTTCCACCTGTAATTGATGCTATTCCAGTACCAAGGTTATAAATATCTATCTGTGTTCCAGTAGGAAAAGGAATAGTTCCATTAGGCGGTATAGTTATTACTTGAGTACCAGAATTAGCACTAGTGACAATCTTACCAGCATCAGCTAATGCTAATGTATAAGTTGTACCTGCTTGTGCATTAATTGTTCTTATTATACCACTATATGTAGCTTTAGCATTAGCCGGAGTTACTGCTCTAGCAGTGTCAGTTCCTGTTAACGCTTCTGCATCTGTGGCTAGTTCTACTAATCCTATTACAGTAGCACTTGCTGTCTTTGCATGAAGTGATGCAGGAGTTACTGCACGATTTGCTGCTGTACCTGCTACTGATTCAGCATCTGTTGCTAATTCTACAACACCTTCAGCAGTTGCAGTAGCAGTAGAACTTTGACTTATAATAGTAGCTAACCAGTTATCAGGAGAACCATCATCAGCAATAAAGTGTATGACTTGTCCAACAGCAGTTAATCCTGTGTAATTAGCACCAGCACCGTTAATCGTATCACCATCTCTAGCAATAGTAATTGCATTGTCTACATTAGAAACTTGAAATCCAAATAGTGTGCCATCAGATGATCCAATTGGAGGTAAAGTAATCGTTACAGTATTATCTTCAGCATCGATAATATAGTAAGTACGTCCATCAGTATGTTCAATACTAGTGTTTGAATCAACAGTTGTTACAGCACCCCAACCTTGTGCAGCAGCGGTTGCAATTGTTGCTTTATTTGTTGCAGTTGTTGCTGAAGAAGCTGCTGCTGATGCTTGTGCAGCAGCTTTTGCAGAATAGTGTAAAGCTGAAAATGTACCACTACCTGCTACAGTATTATCTTCAGCTTCAATAGCCCACTCACGTGCAGCTCCTTTTGAAGAAGTATCAGTAATTCCTGTACCACCAACTGCCCAAGCTTTAGCAGAATGATCAGTACCAGCAGCAACACCGTCAACTTTTACTGCATAATTAGCAGCTAATGTTGCTTGAGTAGTAGCTGTTGTTGCTGATGTCGAAGCATTAGATGCCTGTGTAGATGCCGTAGCTGCACTAGTTGATGCATTTGATGCTTGAGTTGAAGCATTACTAGCTTGCGTAGCAGCAGTTACTGCACTTGCGGCAGCTTTAGTAGCATGATGTAATGCACTATAACTACCAGTAATAACTACTGTATCTTCTACTTCTACTGCCCACCGTTTAGCTGATCCATTAGGAAGTTGTGATACTGTTCCAACAGCATAAGCTTTAGAACTGTAGTCTATACTATTAACTAAACCAGCTAATGATGATGCCCAGCTTTCAGCTAACGCCACATCTGAAAATATCTCCCAGTATGTAGTATTAGCTGTACGATCAGCAGAAAACAAACCAGTACTGGCTGTTGTATGAGCAACAAGCACAGTAAAGATTGTTCCAGCTTCTGCATCAACAAACCGCTGACCAACAGTTACGGCTGTTGCATTTTGCCAGACACCTTGCATTTGATTAACTGTAATAAAGTTAGCAAATATAGCATCAATCGACCGCCAGTTATCGTGCTCTCTACTATGCCACGGTATCTTATTGAAGTCGATTAACTCTAGATTATAGTTAGGTGTTCTAGCCATAAGTTAATCCTTAAACGTCTATTTCAGTACCAACTACCTGCATGTTCATTGCTACCATTGTTAACGTAGCGATAGTATAAGTAACAGTATCACCAGCAGATAAGTAATATTCAAATGGTGCAGGAGATACAGTCAGTAATGCAGTAGCACCAGTAGGTGCAGCAGCAGTTTCTGGATTAACTAACAACGTACTGTTAGAATGCAAGAACCTTGCAGCAGTCATATTAATTACAACTGCGACATTGATAGCATTTACTGTGATAGTTAAATCACCTGTACCAGTTGAAGCATGAGAAGCTCCTGCCCACATAATCTTACATCGTGCAGCTTTTCCTGACGGTACTGTATATACAGTAGTCGTTGCTGCCGTAGCAGTAGTAGCTTGTCCTAATACGCCAATTTTATCAGACATACTTATTCTCCTTAAACAATTGTTAATGTACCATAAGCAATAGTACGTGGGATTCCTAGTGATAATGCTCGTACTCTACTAATACGTACATCGACTTCTTCAGGTGTTATAAAGTTATAGTATGCACTTGCACCAGCGACACCAGTACGCTGCTGTAAAGTGGTAATTTCGTTACTAATAGTAAGGAACTGTGTACGCATAGTAGCTTTACTTGTTTTAACATTATCAGCAGGGAATGTTGTATCCACTGTACTAGTCATTTAACTTCTCCTTGCCGAGCCTTGTAAGTAGCCCAACGTAATTGAAACAAATTTAAGAGATTTAGTAGCATCTCCACTAAACCGTAACTTACTTAACTTATATCTAGAAGTCCAAGAATATAACTTTTCTAATCTTGTAGGACGACCCCCACCATATAGATTGCCATACTCATCATTACCATAACCGGGACTATCTCCACCACTAAATGTTAAAGATAGATTAGGATCAAACTGTTCAGCTTCCCAACCTAAATCATCATCAAACAAAAACTCATCATCCCAAGTTTCACCTAAGAAGTTAGTGTCATAGTATATGTTGTCAGTAAACATTGCACATGAAAATTGTTGATCACCTAATGTGTCAAAGTTAATGTAACGACTTTGTTTAGTTAAGAATCTCTGACCAGCATCTGACCAAGGTAACTCCCAAACAAATGGAATAGGAACGCCACTATCAGCAATATTTGCTACAGGAGTCCATCCAGTATTATCAGTCCAAGGAGTATCGTCATCCCACATTTCTTCAGAACCTACGTAATCTTTAGTAACAGGATCATCATCAGTTCCGTATAAGAATACCTCTGTACCAGAAGTAAAGAATATACGTTTTAATGATGAACTACAGGCACTTGACCAATTCCAATTACGAACTTCTGACCATGCTTCTATTTTTAATGTTGTGTTCTTTTTAAATACATACCCACGTGTTTCAGTAGTGTTACTAACTAAGTCATGGTTAGGTATAAACAACATATAATCATTAGCTTGACTATCATAAACACTAAACGTGCGATCTTCTAATGCTGCTGTAGTTGTTAAGTCGTTTATATCACTTTGTATTTCTGGATCAACTAACTGGCTAAATCTATCAGGCCGTGTAGCACCAGTAAACAATGCACGACTTACAGATGATACACCGTTTTGATCTGCAAACAGTACATCTTCACCAATAGTTTGAATAACTCTATGGCTTAATGATCCATGACCTTCCATAGAATCTGTAAATGTTGGTGTATGATCAGTACTAGTAAATACTCCCAGTGTTCCGGGCAATACTACTTCATCAAAGAATACAAGTAAGCTAGTTCTGAAGCTTCCTATACCTTTAATAGTGTCACTGCCAATAGGAACACGGCTACCTAAGTTTATTGACACTGCATCATTAGGACTATCATCACCAACAAACACACCACTAGTATCAGTAGACGTTATATGTATAGTACTCGGTGCAGTAGGATCACCTGCCATAACTAAGTACCTAGCATGAGCAGTTACATACTTACAAATAGGAGTGTTAGCATTAGAACCGTTAGCAGGATCAGTTAAGTACTGACAGCTAATACCAGAATCAATTATAAGTGGTTTATTAATTCCATTACATACTATAAGAGAGCCATTAAACACTGCAAAACTAGCAAAGTTAGTAGTAGTCCATCCAGTAGGATTACCGGGCAAATTGTTAGCCCAATCATCTGACCAAATTTCGTACACTGCTCCTGATGCATCAACTCTAACTAGTTTACCATTACTACCAACAACAATAATATTACCGCTAAAGTAAAAACAGTTAATGATTCTGTCTAATACTGCACTAGTATCAGCAAATAATTTTGTTCCTTGCCGTACTCCATTTGCTCCATCTTTACCACGAGCTATATTACGTAACTCAACAGAGAACTTAGTAGATAAATTTAGATCGTTATCAATAACATTCCATCCACCAGAGAAATCTCTGATAGTAGCGTCTAACATTAAGTTAGATCGTTGTACTTTACGTTGTGTAGGAAATAGAAACGTACTAGTCATTAACTAGGTAACTCCACAAAACTAAAGGACGTTGGCAAACTAGTCACAGGATCGAGACTAATTGGAGCATTAGAGAGATTGTTCTTTAATTGCTTAACCCTAGCTTCAAACAACAACTGAAACTTTTGTGTTGCGTTAGGATTAGTACCGTCATCTTCTGCAAAGTCGTATACTGAGCCGAGTATTAGTGCTTGGTCGTCAAAGTTAATCGTATCTTCAGATGTAAATGTATCTGGTTTAGTTCTATATTGCATAACAATACTACCAGTAGAAGCTTTAGGCCATACATGAAATACTTTATCTACTGCTGGATCAGACTCATAATGTATAGGAGTTGTACCAGCTAATTCAAATGGATTAGTACTACCGGGACTTAGTAATGTAACAGGAGTATTCCCACCTGTCCTGTATATAATACGTATGTCATCAAAGCGTTTAATTAGGTTAGTAACATCAGTAGTTACCTGACCATTAGTACCATCTAAGGTAAACTGTTGGAAAGTTAAAAACTGAGGCCACCAAGCTTCATCAAACAACACATCAAATTTATGCTGTATCATATCACCTATGACATCTTCTGCATAAATTTGAACGCCAGTACCAGCTACCATTGATAGCCGATCCTGAACTTTCACTATTAGTTGTGCTAATGTGCTCATAATAGACGACCGAGGAATGAAGGGGAGTCTAAATTCCTCGGTCTTACCTATTAGCCGTTATACTGTTCAATACCGTGAAGATCACTGGTATTTACTTGGTAATAGACTTCGTAGGATACTGAGCCATTACAAGCTGCCGTACATAAGATAGTTCCACGAGTATCTTCTGTAGTAGCAGTTTGTGTAGCGGTATCATCACCAGCAACAAATGTAATAGGCTCAACAGTAATTAAGAAGTTTGCTGCGCCTGTTCCACCACCATCACTAGATATACCAATTGCTTCGTACTGATCAACACGACTAGTAGCTTGATCATCATCAGTAGTAGTAGTGTCAGAAACACCAGTACCAACTGCTTGATCATCAGCAAGTTGTACAGCTAATCCAGCAACATCAGTAGCAACAACTACAACAGTATTATTATTTACTGCTGAGTTACCTACAGTTGTTTGTATGCTACGAACACCTGTAACTTGACCAGCTACAGGAGATGGTAATACTACATCAGCACCAGAAGCATAACGAACTCCATCAAGCTCTACTGCAACATCTACAGGTTCATGTGGCTTTGATACATCATCTTCAGAATACCCAACAATCTTTTCAGCTTTGTAAGGAAGACCTAAACGATTTGTCCAACCTAAGTCCATAGTATCACCAGTAGCGCCAGCAGCGATTGCCATTGAATCTACATACTTAAATGCTTTGTTACCAAATTGGATAACAGTTCCAGACAGCGTAAACTGTTCTTTCATTGCTGTACCAAGATAATCACGACCAGATACTGTAACTACATGATTAGAACCAGATGATCCTACTGCTTGAAGACAGCGACCATAATCGGCATCTAACTTACCAGCAGTAGTTGTTAATGATGTAGAACTTCCATCAAATGTGGTTTTGTAGTTGGTACTTGTATAAGAAGTAGCACTGTTTGTAGCACTTACTCCATCAAAGATACCATCAGCATCGGCTGCGGCAGGTGCTCCTAATGTTACAATATGCTTACCGTTTACTACGTCAGAAGCATATTCCATGTTAGGAACGTATTGACTGATTGAACGCGGGAGGTAATCCGCTGTGACTTTACCCATTGTCTTACTCCATTATGTTTAAGTGTTAAGTATTTCCGGGCATTTTAGATCGTCCACGACTACTTAATTGATCTGCTCTAGCTTTTAAAGAAAGATTAGCAACACCGACAACGTCACCACTTTCCATATCAACTAGTTCAGGTGCTTGTGTAAATCCTAAATGCTCCAACTCTTCGTCATTTCGTACTCTAATTGAAGCACCCGTTGGAAAGTAAACCATGTATCCAGCAGGTTCGGTAATCTTTTTTTCTACAAAACCACCGAACTTGCCTTCTTCACCTTTAGCTGTTTTCTCGTAAACAGTACGAGTAACATTACCTTCTAACGGATGAACCTCAAATCTAGGTTTAATCTGCGTCATAATACATCCCCTTCAATTAACTAATTATGCTGCGTTAGATAGAACAGCGTGAGTACGGAAAGCTTTCCACATACACCATTGTCCTTGCCAGACAATACGGCGACCTTCAGCATCAATCGTCCAAGGAGCTACTAGCTGCTTAATCTTCATGTTAACATGCTTTAGGATATGTAGACGGATATACTTAGAGTTAATAAAGTATGCCTTATTTACAGGACAGTCTTCATCATACATCATAGGAATTGCTTGGTGCTTAACACCTGCAAAACCAAGGTCCATCATCTTCTTACCAGAGTTAGACTCTGAAAGGTTGATAACAACTTTATCACGTACAGCAGTACGATAATGACGATAAAGATTACGACCAATAAGGATAACATCAGGCTTATCACCTTTAAGTGTTAAGTCTAATAAGATATCATCAAATGCTTCTTCAATGTTGGTACTGTCTAAGTTACCAGCAAAGTCATAAGCAGAAGGTCGCCACTGTGATTCACTAGCGCGATTGATGTTACCAACAGTACCTGTGGTAGGATCATCAGGAATTAATAGACCTAAACCGTTTGGATCAGTGCCAGCACCAGAAGCGTATAGATAAGAAGAGAACTTCTCTTTAATACTTTCTTCTAGTACATCCATCTTAGCTTTCATAAGCTTAAAGATTTCAGCAGTACCACGGTTTTCATCTTCTTCTTGGTCTGAAATAACAACAGAACCAGCAACACGTGACCAGTTATAAGTTACAGTATCGAACTCATTGGTCTGTGCAATTGGTTGCTCGTCATAATACTCATAAGAAGAGATATTAGGGTTACGTCCAAGGGTTAGTGGGTTGGTGATCTCGTGACCACCGTCCTCAAATTCCACGCGGTTCGTAGCAAATGCCCATGCCATTAAAGCATTAGACTTAATGGAAGCCATGATAAGCTTCTTGCGACTACGAGTCAGTGTGGAGTTAAGAACTGTTGCAATAGGTGTGCTTGCCATTTTCTTCTCCAGTTAAATTACATAGGATACCCAGCATCTATCATTGATTGTCTAATGATATCGTCTGAGCTTGTTCCAACATCGGCAATCTCTGCCGTATCTATCACATTCTGTTGCGGTATATTACCACCAGAAGGTACTGTTCCTTGCGAGGGCGCATTAGGTACTTGATTAATAGCAGGTCTATTAGCTATTTCATCTTTAAGTACGTCTAACGGTTTAGTCCAATCTAAGCCTTTCTGTCCGTAAAAAGCTTGTAACTTATAGTACGCAGCAACAGGTGACAAACTATGGTCGTTCTGTATTAACTGGGCAAGAGAGTCTTGGTGCACTTCTGCATCAGGAAACTGAGTCATAAAATCGTTGTAGATTTCTTGTGATTCTGTTTCTATCTGTGCATCTTCGGCTCTCTGTTGGTGTTCATTAGTAATGGGAGCCATCATCTCAGACATCATTTGTTTAATGGCTGACATATCCGTTGACCCACCGATACCATCTATATTATGTCCCATAGACTGTGCTTGTGTCAATAAATACTTAACAGTGTCTACAGGGTTATCATTAAAGGATTTCATTAGTTGTGCACCAGTAGATACTTCTTCTGGTGTTATACCATATTGAGTACTTAGATTACCCATACCTTGTAATGCACTTAGTTGTCCTTGTAGTGTTTCTACTTGTTGTTGTGCATTCCTAGCATCACGATCAGACTTAACAGCCTTATCGTAGAACCTACGTTCCATACCACCTTTAGCAACAACTTCTCCACGAGCGTTAACTAAATTTGAAGGATGTGAATCTTGTTGTTGTCCTTCAGTGTTTTCTGTAGTGCTATCATCAACAACTTGTCCACTGTCGGCTTCTGGTGCTTGTTCTGTAGTTGCTTCCTGCGACTCTGTTGTATCTTCTTGGCCTTGATCATCGTTAGCTCCTTCACCAATATTGTTAAGGATTTCTTGATCAGTACTTACTTCCCCTTCGATAGACATATCTTTCTCCTATTGCAGCGGCATCGGCTGCGGTTGTTGTGGTTGTTGTGCTTGTGCACCTTGTTGAAGCTGTTGCATTGCAGCTTCTATTGCTACTTCAGGTGGAGTACCACTCTGAATTGCTTGAGCTACTAACTCTTTTGCTTGTGGCGGCATTTGAGCTAGTATCTGTTCTAATTGTTCTGGAGGAATCTTACCGCCACCTTCTTCTGGTGGTGCACCCTCTGGTCCTGCTGGTGCTTCTTGCGGTGCGCCTTGTGGTGGTCCAGCTTGTTGTTGTTCTTGTTGTTGTTGAATACTATCTATAATAACTTGCCAATCTTCTTCTTTAATAACAACTTCATCAAATGCTTCTTGCATTACTTGCAGCATTATAATCACAGCCATTGGCGTAGCACTAGCAAACTGACCTAAGACTTGTCCTAATTCTAATGCTTCTGCTTTCTTAGCAGCACTAGTAGGTTTCTTAGTTGATCCACCAACAACAGTTACCGAAAAGTTTTGACGTATTTCTTGTGGCGACATATTCTGCCAGACTTCTCTAGCTTCTTCGCCAACCATACTTACAACAGTTTCAACATCAGAAAATTGCAAACACAACTGTGCAACGCCCCAATAGATTTGCCCAATCCAATCTTCAATCTGATCTGATTTTTCGTCAACTCGCATGGACTGAGCTTCTGTAGTAACTCCTGCCGTAGTTGAGTTTGTGTTAGTTTTAAACTGTTCACCACGTAAGACTGAGCCAACACTACTAATCCTATCTATTGCTTGGTATTTAGAATCTTTATTAAACAATTCTTTGTACTGCACTGATGGTGGTGGTATTGAACCAATAACATCCATTAGTTTCATGTCAGCAGGTATATTAATACCACGTGCTGTACCATCATCACCATTAAGAACCATCTCTACATCAGATTGATCTACTAAGTTTTTGTTAAAGAATATGTTACGTCTTGCCCAACGCCTAGCTCTACGCTCTTCATCTACTATCTCATTGATAGCATCTTGTTGATCTAAGTAGTAACTAACTTCACCTTTAGTTAGTGGACCACTAGGACCATCTAAAAAGAATAACGGGAACAGTGGGAAGAATGTATCTAATTGTAATGGATCGTCCCACACCCATATAGGCCATGTCCAATCTTTGCAGTTATACATAAGTACACGACGAGTTACTTTATCATATACAAAACGTACTTCAGTCATCTTAGAACGCTCAAAGGTTTCATCATCATCAAAACCAAAGCTACTAGCTTTACCTTCGTCATCATATAATGAGAAGCTATCACTATCATCTCTAGTAGGATCAGTATCTTCTGCAATCTTAGCCTTCATTACGTGTGTAGGTTTGTATATAGATTTATACTCATCACCCTTTTTAGTAGCGTACTTAGCTAATATAAATGATGTAGGTATATAATCTCGTACCATTATCCAGTTAGCATCAGATGCATCTAACTCTTTACTATTAGGATCAACTGCAACATCAAATGGTGAGCGTACTTTAAGTGTTGGACCACTAGGTTGTAGTATGTCAACTGCTTGTTCTAGTTGATAAATTTTACCTTCGATCTCTTGTATAGCTTGAGGAGTTTTCGCTTTTTGTAACTCTGTTGCTAATGCTCCAAGGTCTTCAAGAGCTTGTTCACTGCTGTCAGCTTTTTGAACCCAGTTAAGCTCAACCCAGCTACGATTAGTAAGTAATGATGTAACTACACAACGCTTGGCTTTTGGTTTAAGATTAATACCCGGAGTAACTTTACGTGCTCCAATAACATTAACTAATCGTTCTAGTAAAGTTGCAAGTGGTTTGTTAGCTTCATTTTGTGTAGTAAATTCTGCTTTAGGGTTACGTGCATATAATGCAGGAACCATAGTAGTAGTATTAGCAAATACAACATTCTCAGTTTCTGTAATGTTATTGTTAAGTCGTTGATTACCTTGCAAGTTTCCTGACGAGTTATCTCTGTCTATTCTGTGTTGCAATTGGTCATTGTTATAATAACTAATAGCTTGTTGCCATGACTCAGCAGCATTAGATGTAGCAGTGTTAGCTTGACCTAATCTAGATTTCCATAGCTTACCTTGTGCTAATGACACAGGTATTTTACTAGAACCTATTACTTGGTAAGTAGGTTTAATTCTTTTACGTGTTT